ACCTATCAAACGCAGGAGATGTTTAGTAAGGCTGTTGTGAGTGGTGGCACTGGAATTACATACAGCGCTGACAACATCTGGATCCTTGGTCGTCAGCAAGACAAAGAAGGCACCGAGATTCAAGGCTATCACTTTATCATCAACGTTGAAAAGTCACGGTTCGTCAAAGAAAAAAGCAAAATTCCGATTAGTGTAAGTTGGGAAGGCGGCATTCAAAAATGGAGTGGACTACTTGATGTCGCGCTCGACGGTGGCTTTGTAATTAAACCTAAAAATGGTTGGTATGTTGCTTATGATCCAGCAACAAAAACAGAATTGACTGGAAATCTACGCGCAGCTCAAACGTTAACGAAAGAGTTTTGGGAGACTATCTTTACTAAAACTACATTCGCTTCTTATATCAAACAAAAGTATACAATCGGTTTGCGAGACATGATTACCGACAGCGTTGAGTCAGATATTGAAGAAGAATAATATTATGAAAACACTTGCTGACTATATACTGCTATTAAAAGATGCAATGCCACTCGACATGTGTGAGGCTTTGATTGCTCGCTACGATTCGGTAGCAAACAATGATCCATTAAAAATACATCGTAAAAATAAGATTCTAGATTTTGAGGAGATCAATATGCTGGATCATCCTGCATTCGAAGAATTTAGAGCTCCTATGGGGTCTCTTATGAAAGCAGTAAATGAATATTATCTTGAAAAAACATGTAATATCTTAAAAGATCGTCTGCCTTGCTACGAACCACTGCAAGATTTTGAAGCACCACGAATAAAACGATACGAACCAGGAACTGGAGTTTTTGATTGGCATACAGATCATTGTGATGTAGGTTCAAGTAAACGTGCAGTTGTAATGTTTTGGTATCTTAATGATGTTGCTGAAGGCGGCGAAACGTTGTTTGATATTGGAACTGAAATCTCTATAAAGCCAGAGGCTGGAAATGTACTTTGCTTTCCTCCATATTATATGTATCCGCACAAAGGTGCAACTCCAGTTTCTAATCCTAAATATGTAATATCTTCATATGTTTGGTTGCCACAAACATACGGAAATTCTTGCGATTAAAATTTATGCCAAGCGAAACAATTGACTATATTTTAGTGCCTGATATGCATAATGATGACGATTATTGTGTTAAACTACTATGCTCACAGTATAAAGATGTAGTATACAAGTATGATAAAATACAGTTTGTTGAAAATTTAGACACTAATACATGTACATTAAAGTTTAAATATGCTATAATGAGTTGCCCACAATATGAAACTATGGAAAATTTAAAACATAATCAAAGTTTTAAGAATTATATAGGTTCAATATTAGAAGACATTTTAGAAAATAATAAATTTGAAACAAAACAACATGGAGAATAATCTTCAAGACATCATAATTAAAAATCTAGTCAATAACGAAGCATTTTGTCGTAAAACCCTACCACACCTAAAACCAGAATATTTTGAAGGACATCATAAGGCGATATATGGTCTTATATTGCAGTTTATAACAAAGTATAATAAACTCCCAAATTCATCATCGTTAGCAATTGAATTTCAACAGTCCGAACATACTCGTCGTACAGACGCAGGCGCAATTGCACAATCAATCTCAACGTTAAATGAAAATTTTTCAGTTGAGCATGAATGGTTACTTGTTCAAACTGAAAAGTGGTGTAAAGATCGAGCAGTTCATCTTGCTATTATTGAAGCAGTTTCTATTATTGATGGCAAGTCTCCTGACAAAGCAGAAGGAGCAATTCCAAGTATACTTAGTAAGGCGCTAAGCGTAACATTTGATACAAACGTTGGGCATGATTATCTTGAAAACGTAGATGGTCGCTATGAGTTTTATCACAAGACAGAAGATAAAATTCCCTTTGACTTGGATATGTTTAATACAATTACTGGCGGAGGCATTCCACGTAAGACGCTAAACATTATTCTCGCTGGCTGTGTTCATCCTGACACTCAAGTTCGAGTAAAGCTGCATAAGAAAGTTCATGCTTAGAACGTTTACGATCTGGTTTATAATTAGACGCTTTTCCCAATTTCCAACCTCGCAATAATAAGTCAAATATTTTATCGGACTCAACTCGAAATGTTTTTTCTCCGTTGTTTACATATTCCCTTCCGCCATCTTTCATTCCATATTTCCATCCATTATCCATCTTTTCGTTAATTTCGTTATACAGACAACGTGTTATGACATCATCTTTGTGGATCCATAATTTTCCGAGATGTGATTTTCCACCCAACTTTGCTCGTGTTGATCTACCTTCAGGAGTAGCCCAATATGTCCATGGGTTATTAGGCGAAATTATCGAAGCCTTTCCTCCAAGTGAAGCAAATTTTGAAAAATTTTCCGGATTATGAATACCAGTTTCTTTTTCTTTTGACATTTTACCATTTCGGCGTGAAATTTCTGCCTTTTTCTCTTTACTAAATGAAAACATTCCTATTTTATTTTCATAGCACCATTTACCAACAATACTCCTTTGTTCATACGTTAACTTTGCTCCTAACATCTGCATTGATCGCAAATCATTAACCATTCTATGCATTTTCCACAACAAAAAATGAGCAATTATATGTTGTCTAATGCTAAGATAAGTAAAATTGCTTTCGTCTTCTCCTCCACCAGCATGACGCGGAATAATATGATGTTTATGTATATTTGATCCTTTACAATAATGAATTTTATTATTTACATTTTCATTACAAAGTTTATAATAAATTTGAGAGTAAAATTTCATAAGACTATATACTGTTCCGGCTAATATTATATTTATAAAAACTTACATTTTATGACAGAAAAAGTTATTGCAATTAAAGAAATCGAAACACTTTTAAACGAAGGTTATTCAATAGAAGTGCATTCTCCAGATGGATATGTTCCTGTGTCAGCATTTATTGATAAAGGAATGTGGGATGAATATGTTTTATTGCTTAATAGCGGCAAAATTATTAGAGTTAATGAAAATCATTTATTTGAAACCATTGATGGTTGGAAATATGCTAAAGATTTAGTTCATACAAAACAAAAATATTTAACTGAAGACGGTTATCAAATTGGTATAGTTACAAAAACAGGAAATCAAATACCGATTGTAGATATTACTGTTGATCATGAAAATCATCGTTATTATACCGATGGAGTTTCTTCTCATAACACTGGTTGTGGCAAGAGTTTAGGCATGTGTCATATGGCTGCTGCTGCTCTTGCCCAAGGGCGAAATGTCTTGTATATTACTCTTGAAATGGCAGAAGAGCGTATTGCAGAACGTATTGATGCTAATTTGCTTGATATACGAATTGATAAAATCAAAGACCTGTCTCAACGCGAATTTCATTCTCGCGTAGAGGACATCTCTAAACGCACTCATGGAAAACTTATTGTGAAGGAATATCCAACTGCAGCGGCACATGTTGGTCACTTTAGAGCACTGCTGCTCGAATTAAAACTTAAAAAGAAGTTTGAACCCGATATCATATATGTAGATTATCTTAATATTTGTGCGTCTTCACGTGTTAAAGGATTAAGTGGTAGCATCAACACCTATAGTTTTATCAAGAGTATTGCTGAGGAGCTTCGTGGTCTTGCTGTAGAGTTTAATGTCCCAATCTGGAGTGCCACTCAGGTCACTCGCGGAGGATTTAATAATTCAGATGTAGAAATTACTGACACCTCAGAATCGTTTGGACTTCCCGCAACGGCCGACTTGATGCTTGCGTTTATTCGAACTGAACAACTTGACAAAATGAATCAGATTATGGTCAAGCAGCTTAAGAATCGCTATAATGATCCAACGAGCAACAAACGATTTACTATCGGAATTGATCTTTCTAAGATGAGACTCTATGATATTTCAGATCCTATGGCAAATATTACCAATGATGGTGATAGTTCTCCAGTAGTAAGCACTCCATTTAATAGTCAACGAAAAAATAGAGATTATAGTGACATAAAGGTGTAATTTTATAAATAATACAAATATTATTATAAATAGCTTATATGTCAAAACTAACCGAATTTAAACGTTACCTAACAGAGGCGCTCTCTACATCATCTGTAGAAAAAGCTGCATTCATTATTCAACGCTACCTTAAGAAAAAGACTGGTACTACATTTTTTAAATATCCTGGATTAGAAAAATACAAGAATCCTAATGGCACTGGTTTTGGACTACGTCTCTATACTACAAAGCGCAACCAAAGTATTCGTTTTAACTGGACTCAAAGCTCGCTTGCTGGTTTAAATAACTTAACATCTATTGATTACTGGAATGGTAAGAGCCCAACTCCATTTCATATTGAATTTGATCAGAGTGTCTCTCTTGTAAAGACATTGCCAATTGTTGCTGATATTATAATTGCAGGCACTGTTGAACTTGGCAAGATTATGTCTATGCCTGACGAGGTGCCACTCTATGAAGGAGTGCTAAATGAAGCACGTAGCAGTCATGACTTTGAAGCTATTTTTGATGAGATTGCTGACTATCTTGTTGACCCAAACTTTGTAAAAAGTAAGATTTACAGCATGTACGGCATTCCTGGAGTCAAGATTTTTGACGCTCTTTCGGCAGCATATCCAAACTATATTGAAAAGCAAGGCATCAAGTATGTTTGGGTCGGCAAGGCAAAAGACTTAAAGCAAATCAAAGCTGAAAAGGGAAAGATTATGGCTCGCATCGGAGTCGTAGCCGGTGTCGTTTCTAAAGGTGCTGCTAAAGAAAAATACAGTTATTCTCCGGAAGTAGAACAAATTGAAGCAGATCGTGAGCGCCTATCATTTGAAGCTCAGCTAAAAGATCTTGAAAACCTAGTTAAACTCACTGTTAGCGGCGCATCAAATGCGCTCTTTGTTTCTGGTAAGGGTGGAGTTGGTAAAACTCATACAACTGAAAAGATACTTGCTGATATGGGACTGCGCGATGGCAATGGTTATTTTAAAAATACCGGTTCCGCAAGTGCTGCTGGTCTCTATTCATTGTTGTTCCGTTACAAAAATGATATTGTTTTCTTTGATGACAGTGACGACGCACTTGGCGATCAGGAAGCTCGTAACCTATTAAAGGCTGCTACTGACACCAAAAAGATTCGTAAACTTGTTTGGAATAAAATGGGTAAAAATGTTGTTGATCCTGAAAACGACATGAGCGACGATGAAATTATTGATCAAGGATTGATTCCTCGTTACTTTGAATTTACTGGTAAAATTATCTTTATCTCAAACCTTAACCTTGACAAACTTGATCCAGATGGTGCACTACGTACACGTGCTTTTATCATCAATATTGATCCTACTGAAGTTGAAATCTATGACTTTATGGAAAAGATTGTAGGAGATATGAAGCTTGAAGACGGTCTTTCACTTGATCAAAAAGCTCGTTTGCATGTTGTTGATTTGCTTCGTAAAGGCAAAAGCAAACAGAGTGCTAACCTTCGTAAACTATCACGCGGCTTAAATATGGCAGCAGGCGCACTTGCTGCCGGCGTTGAAGTATCTGATGGTGACCTTGCTCGTATGATCGAGTCCTACGCTACTCCATTACTTGGATTTTTTGCAATTAGTCTTGCTGCTCTTCACGTTGCTTCTTCAGTTTTTTGCTAAACTTTAGATTTAATCCTAAAACCCAACCTTTATTTAAAAAGGTATCAAGTTCATCGCTTGATACCTTTTTATTTTGTTCTAAAGATAAATTGTGAATATACCTAGTTCCTTTCATAAAATTAGCTGTCTTGATCGACATATTTTTACGATATGATTCGTCTTTCCATCTTTCTTTAGATGTTTCTGATGTACGTAATATTTTATCTGGTCTATTTGCACTAATTTTAGTTGCAGCACTTAATTTTTCCTTGTATTTTTCAGTTTTTTGTACTTCTCGTAATTTTTCTTTATGTTCTGGATTATCCCAAAACTTTGAAAATGATCTTTCTAAAACTTTTTGTCTATATTCCTCATTTTCCCATAAAACTTTACTTCCGTTACTAGTATTTCCTCTTCCCCCTTCTTTAATATTATATGTGTCAGATCTTTTGATAAATTCTTCATTTACTGTTCTGCGTTCAGCATCAAACATTTCTTCTGAAGAATTAAAAAATTCAAGGATTTCTTTTTTAAATATATTCTTTCCGTATTTTTTAATAGCATATATTAAACGTTTACCAGACCCAAAGTAACCATCATTTAAATCTGCTGTGCTATGAACACCAATATAGATATTATTATTGGTCATATTTGTGATTTTATATAGATAATAATACATAATTATATTTATAAAACCGCGTAAGTCTCAATCATGCTAGACCTCTATTTTAGGGATCCCGTTTTTTTATAAGTAGCTTTAGAATGATAAGTATCAAGGTACATGGCGCCAGACGTGACCGCCGCCTTTACAATCTTATAAAAAATGCTGCATATTTTTATCTAAAAACACTGTGTCCACGCATTCGAAAGATACGCATAGTAATTCAACTTATTGATAATTTGTCAGAATCTGAACGTGTGCATGGTGACTGTTGTCAATGTGGAGTCGATGAACCAGACATTGACTATATTGTAAGACTCAATAAAAGTGATTCATATCATCTTATGTTAACGATACTAGCACATGAAATGGTTCATCTTAAGCAGTATGTTCGAAGAGAGCTTGTCCTTTATAGCGGCGACAACGAAGGTGCCCGATGGAAAGGAGTCTACTGTTCAGAATATGACTATGACTCTGCTCCGTGGGAAAAGGAAGCGGACGAGCGTGAACTTGAGCTCTATATGACGTTTTTTGAAAGTTGTTCATTGTTGAGAGGGTATAAATAGATATTATGGCAGTAATAAGTAAGGGTGATCTACTAAAAAGAAATAATATTACTGTTTTTGTTGACCGCGTTAATAATAAGGGGTCGTTTAAAATAAAAGACGAAAAATCTAAATTATATGCCACCAGCGGCAAAGTAACTATTAAAATTGGTAATTCTGTAGTAAAATATGACAATAAAAATAAATTGACTGAAGACGCGTTAAGACTGTTTGCAAGTAGTACATCTAGTGCGACATTACAAATAGAATTAGATAAAAAAAATTATAAATTATCAGATCTGTATAAAGACAAAGATTTTGGCGGAGTTGCTGGAAAGTCCAGTGGGTTAGGTTCCGAAAGACAAGAACTCGGTTTAATAGCTGCACTAAATAACGCAGCTCTTAAAAATTCAAAGGCATTTGTGTCGTCACTTGGTAAAAGCATTCATATCAAATCTGCGTATAAAAATGAAGGACTAAGTCCAGCCGGTCAAGAACCGTATATTGATGTTTTTATTGAAACCCAAAATGGTAAAAAATATGGAATTTCTAATAAAGGGGAAAGCGCACCGTCCCTAGCAGGCGGTGGTTTGGTCGGTTTAAATGTAACTGTTCCAGATTTAATGAAACGGCTATATTCAACTATTGATAAATATTTAAAAACTACATTAAAATTAGCAGAAAATTCTGTAATTAGTGCAGACTTTATTCCAGATATTTTTATACGCATACCTGATGAGTATGTCAAAAAAATACTCATCGGTAACAAACAAATGGGTGGACCGGTTGACTATATGTATATAGGTAAAATGGATGTTGTGTCTACTCTTGAAAAAACTGGCGAATTAAAAATTAATGGTAAATTTTATTCAATAAGCGAATATATGAAAAAAATACCAAATTTCTTTTTTAGAATACGTAAAAGAGACATTGATAGTAGCAATAATATTAAAATTACATATTCTAAGAAAAATAAAGAAGGTTATCCACTTTTATTTGTAAACCCAAATAATAATAAACCAAACTTACGAATTGTTATAGTTGATAAAATATCTTCAACTGGGAAAGAATTAAAACTTGCATGAAATCGTTTAAAACATATCTCTCTGAAGCCTCGACAGAAGGCAAAAATTTACACATGGTTCATATTGAGGATCAAGTGCTCTATGGTGGTGTAAAGGGCGCTCGTGAAGCAATCATTGCATTACGCAGTATGAGAGACATGTTAGCTGGAAACAGTCCTCAATCATATGACGTTGCTGCAAAGTTTGATGGAGCACCCGCAATATTTGTTGGAACTGATCCAAGTGATGGAGCATTTTTTGTTGCCAAGAAAGGCATCTTTAATAAAAATCCAAAAGTCTATAAGAGTGAGCGTGATATTAAGGCTGATACGAGTGGTGACCTTGCAGAAAAATTAACTGTAGCATTCAACGAATTTAAAAAACTAGGCATTAAAGGAGTATTGCAAGGCGACCTCGCTTACACTCAAAAAGATTTAAAGACAGAACGTTTTGACGGTGTTGAATATCTTACATTTCAACCAAACACAATCGTCTATGCAATTCCGGCTGACAGCACTCTTGCAAAAACTATAAAGGCATCTAAGATTGGTGTAATGTTTCATACACAATACTCTGGAAATTCATTTGAGACCATGAAGGCATCATATGGCTTTGATTCAGGCACTCTTAAAAAGACGTCTAGTGTATGGTTTTCAGACACATACATACGTGATCTTTCAGGCAAAGCTACTCTAACCGCAAAGGAGACTGAAGAGTTGACGGCGACTCTATCAAAAGCAGGGTCGCTCTTTCAAAAGATTAGTGGTTCAACTCTCCGTGAGATCGAGTCAGATCAATCACTTGCACAGACTCTTGAAACATTCAACAACACACTCGTGCGACGCGGTGAAACTATAATCGATACCTCTGCTCATGTTCGCAATCTTCTTGCATGGATAAATGACAAATATGCAAAAGACATTGAATCTAAAAAGAGTGA